ATGGCTGAACTTGCAAACAAAAAATACTATAAAAACTTTAAGATTAACGCGCTTCCAGACAAGAAATCCGAAATGCGTGTCCGTCTGCCAAGCGAAGAGAGCTTGGGCATTGATCCAGAACTGGACTTAATTACTACGGAAGTTCTCAAAACAAAGAGCCACCGTACAGAACGTAAGTCTTACGTTTTAAAAACTATGACTACTCGTCTAATCGACGAAGGCTTAGATATAAACGTGATGGAAGACCCCGAAAGCGCTGGGCTTAGTATGAATGCTGCGCGTAAGCAACTCCGCTCGGTTACGAATAACATTACTTCTAACGACAGCGGTGACGTGCGTGTGGGCATTGGTCAGATTATGGACATGCTTCTTAACAGCTACGGCGGGGCAAACAAATTTGCGTTCAATATGGATGTGTTGGAATACAAGCCAGATGAACTTCTCAATACGTTTGACGAACTAATGAACGAAACTGAGGTAGCGGGGTTCAAAACCAAAAGTCCGACACCGCAGATTTCTGTAATGAAAGAAGCGTTGATACCGATGGTGTTGGACGCGCTTGATTTCACAGGCGCCGAAGATTTAATGAAAAAATCAGTGCTATCAAGCGGCGACATCAAATCTTGGAAAGAACGTGCGAAACTTTCCGATTTGGACGTCGAGGCTATTAAGGACACATATCGTTCGATAAACCCAGCCGCAGCCGACGAACAGGTTCAAGAATTAATGAGAGCCGTGGCGCACATAACTTCTGGGATGATAAACAATGCGGATGCACAACGCCGCTTCTTGCCGCTTAGCCAGTACGATATTGGCGGTGAGTACGCTCAGAGAATGCGTGGCTCCCCTGCCATAGAATATCTCGACGGTGAGGTTCCTGCGATACTGGCAAAAGACTTCTCCGATGACCTGATGGATACGCATACCATTCAACAGCAGAAAGCCATTCGTAACTGGACTGCCAGTAGAAGCCCGACACCGCTTTACATTATGCGTGGTGGCACGAACGGGTTCCGCACGGCTGTCGCAGACCCTACGCGAATGCGATACAACATGGATGATTTTCTCAAGCAGATGAGTGGTTTGGACGAAGAGGGATTGGAAGATGCAGTTTACGACGTCATCTCACTGTCGGATGCTTACGATAGGATGGCAGAAGCTAAGTTGTCTGGCGCAGACGCAGAGGAAATCATTTCCATACAGAGAGAAATCGCAGATGCTCACAGATACTTGAAAGGTAAGCCTGAGACTAAAGAGGTTTACGATAGAGAAGACTTTGTTACGCCCGTATACGTGAAAGACGATGACCCTCTCTTTATCCCACAGGTAATAAACGTTGAACCAGAGGGCGATGGCGCAAGATACTTGCAGGATATAAGCGACCGCCTTGCAGGGGTAATGAAAGCTAAAGGCAGACTGAGCGATTACATTCCTAAAATTGATGACTACGACAACACCTTGCGAGCGGTGAGAGGCGTAGATGTATTGACCGGAATGTATAAATTCGTAGCTGCCTCCATGCCTCACAAGGCACAAGACGTTGAGCGCGAACTGTTCCGTAAGCTGCGCCAAGCTGGGTTCTCTACGCTTACAGTACGTTCACCTGATTGGGCTAAGTATTACGATCTAAACGCGCCAGAAGTCATCTCACGCTATCAAAGGACGATGGCAAACTTCATCGACAACGAACGCCTGTACGCCGAAGACTGGGGTGGTGGGCAATACACTGACCAGATAACAATCGGTACTCAGTACAAACGTAGCGATCTTGACGCTATTCGAGACATGAAGCTGTTCAGCCCATCGAGTAGGTACACTGCGCCCATTGCGAGAGGCATCAACTCGACTATTATTCTTGACCCCGCGAAAGCCAAGAAAGTAAACGACCCTTACTTCTCTAATCTCAACATACCATCCGAGAAGTCATTCATGGCTTCGGGCGCACCATCCACGTCTTACGTTGATGCTCTCATGGACAACCCAGACAGCGCATGGAAGGCACGTTTACGTGCAGCCAAGCAGCTAGAGGCTGGCGGTATTCCGAGCGCATCCCTCAACACTATCGTCAAAATGGGTAAGGGGCAGAAGGTTACAAAAGCAGACGTCGAGAAACTTAACAAAGTCGGTAGCATTTTCACCATGAAAACAAATGGTGGGATTATACGTGCGTCTGGAATGAATTGGCTCGCACGTTTTGTAGAACCAGAAGACGGTTCGGGCGGTCACTTTGAGCGCGTCAACGCCAAGATGGGACGCTTCCTTGTACCTCTGACCCGTAAGCTACATAGGCTTCCGAATAAGAATGGTCGCTCTGCCAATATGGTCGAGCGTTACTACCAGCAAGGCTTCTTGCAAATGGCAGACGCCACGCGCAAGGGCTTCGGTTCAATCGTGGGCGTAACGCCAACAACACGCATCAACCAGCCGATAGCTCACGAAAGAATAGCGCAAGCGTTACGCAACAGAGGTAGTGCTGATGGGCTTCGCCCGAAAGAAAAGGAAGTGTACGAGGACATCCAGCAATACTTTAAGCAGGCGCATAATCGTCTGACCCAAGCTGGCATTCAGATTGGTGAGATCAAAGAAGATTACTTCCCCCAAATCTGGCGAAGAGATTTGATCGAAGCCAACGAAGGTGAGTTCAAGCGGAACCTTGCTCGCTATTTCCAAGAGGAGCATCTTGTCCGTGAGGGCGATAATCTCGCAGGAGAGAAGGCATTAGCGAAGGCCAGCTCTGTTTTCCTTAAACTAACTGCCGAGGATGGAGTGCTGACTGGTGATCCTATGCAATTCTACTCACGCAAAACAGCAGACAACGCAGATTTTCAAAGGCTTATCAGGCTCGACCAGTTTCCAGATTTCGTGAAAGCTGGTAATCCAAACAACTTGTCTAAGTTTTTAGAGAATGACTTGCTTATCGTAATGACTAAGTATGCGGATAACGTCGAGCATCGTCTGGACTTGGTTGACCAGTTCGGTGTCGGTGGTCATGCGCATCACGATTATCTAGCTACAATCTCTGGTGGGCCAGATGCTATATCAAGGCTGCTGCGTTCTAACAAAGTTCTCAAGCGTAACTACCGTACATTCCTCAACAACCGCCTTGATGATGATGCGGATGTAGACGAGGGCGGCATGGTCGGTATCTTTAAGACTGACCACTTCAAAGCTCCGATACAAAAGTCTGGTATCGAAGGTAAGATGATAGCTGACAAGAGAGCAAACTCTTTAGTAAGCATGGCTAGGTCGGGCGCATCTTCGAAAGAAATGTTTAACGAGATGATGAAGTCTCTTGATGTTTCGAAGGAAAGCTCTGGCCCTGCTACGATGATGAAAAAGAACTTCGGCAAACGGGCCGAAGCTATAGCCAACGCGCTTTACGATACGAAAGGATTTAGAGAGCTTCCCTCCGAGGACAACATTCGTCACGCGCAAGGAACGTTTAACGCAGTGCAGCGGCAACCCATTGATGGGTTCAGTCCACTGTATAACGGCAAGACTACATCAAAGTGGCTGCGTTCTATAAACGGCGTCACGTTACTGTCGTTTACAACGTTAACTTCATTGGGCGACTTGGTACTGCCACTCGTAAGCAGCGGAGACTTCAAGGCTTCCTTTAACGGCATACGTAAGTTTACCCAGTCAGGCACAGGCGGCGAAGAGTACAGGGACATGATCCGTGGCGTAGGAGCCGCCGTAGAAAATATCGTACACCAGCGTATGACGACTGCGTTCGGTGTCGAAGCCACTCAGTTTAGTTCAGGCTTCTTTAATCTGTCATTGCTTACGCCGTGGACAGATACGATGCGCGACATCTCTGCGGCTACGGGCTTCGAACACTTCAAGGCGCAGCAGAAAATTGCGCAGAGGTATCCTTCTACGAAGAAGGGGCGCATAGCCAAACAAATCTTAGCTGAGTACGGGATTGCGGATCTTGCGGATGCGAAAGCCCCTCCGGTCGAAAGTATAATGAAACAATCGCCTTTGGGTCAGACGCATGATATGTACGATAAGGTCGCTTCGTCCGTAATTAAATTTACGAACCAGTCTATCTTCACCCCCAACCCGAATGACATACACCTTTGGGGTCAGACACCTATCGGCGCTATCTTGTACCAGCTAAAATCATTCCCAATGATGATGGCGCGTCTTGGTGGCCGCAACATCCGCAAAGCCAAGGATGGTAACTGGAAGCCCCTCGCATACATGGCTACTGTAATGCCAGCGATGGGCTACGGCGCAGCATCAATCAAGGACGTAGTGCAGGGCAGAGGCGGCGAGGAGAACAGAGAGTTTGCTTCACGCGACCGCAAGCTCACAGACAGCTACGCAAGTGCAGAAGGCATGGTCAACAGGGTGTCCGACGACTTGGGTATAGATGCTGACAGATACCTCGGCATGTATCACGATGGTCTGATGATGTCGGGTGGTCTTGGCTTCGTCGGAGAAATGCTAGTGGACATAGCCAACCAAACCGACAACGGTTACTACGGCATGTGGCGCACAGCCACGGCAATCGGTGGGCCATCAGTATCATTGGGCGGTAGAGCAGTCAGGGTTCTTGGTGGGGTGCAGGATGCGGCCTTCGATGCAATGGGATTTGAAAGCACAAACTACAAAGAGCGTGACGCCTTCGAAGCTTCTTTCGGGTTAGTTCCGTTCGTAGGTCAGATGCCAGCCGTAAAAGAAAATCTAAAAGATATGTTGCTAGGAGAAAGCTCTACAAAGAGCCGGTCTTCGGATCAAGCATTTGGACTTGATTTTGATCTTTAGTCTCTAGCTCAATGAGCATGTCAAGATAGTGTTGGGCTTTTCGCAAGTCGGATAGCCCACCTTTATCACGCCAGCGCACAACGTATTTAATTACGTTTGCCTCGGCAAAAGGTATTCCGTTACGAATGATAAACTCTGTCGGCTGTATCACATACTTGCGGTAGTGATCTCCGTCCACTTGCATTTCTAATGCGCTCATTTGTTTTCATAACCCAACTTGGTGATTTCCGTTTCGACTTCGATCAGTTCACACCGAAGGCTTGTCACCCTATTTTTTTCGAAACGTAATTTCATTTTGGCTTTGTGCAGATCGTTGTGCCACTGTTCCAAATACTCAGGCATATCTATCTGACTATCTATCCGTTCTTTTATTTCCTCAACGCGAGTAATGAGACTATCTATGTCACCTTCCTTGCGTACAATTTCCTGCAATAACGCTGATCTAAGATTTAGTAATTTAATCATGTGGGCCTCAGTAATTTATAATTATCGCAAGGCGTTACAGCCTTGGAGCCATCTAAATTACAGAGCCAATCCCCATCCTTTGACGGTGACGCATTCTCGCAAAATCTGCACTTGGCGTCTACCTGCGGTACGTGCCAACATGCGCTTCTCTTGAAGCATCCCTTACAACGATAATCGTTTTCTGTTTCCGCAATCCTGTCAGCCCTACCGTCGAGAGCAGCTTGAATTAAGGAGAACATTGCCGCCCACTCTTCTTCATCGTACTCAACAATCTCAGCGTGATATTGGGAGGTGTTTTTGCAGTACGAAATAAAGAAGCTACGCTTTATGCCTGACATCGACATCATCATTGTCATCTGACGATAATAGTGGCGGTGAGAAACTTTCACCCCATGACGTTTGAACTTTTTGAAGTTGGCATCGTTCATTGATTTGATTTCGAGTATAACTCTGGGCGAACCATCCTCAAAGTCTACCATGCCATCCGTATTACAGACGACATGACCTCCTAACCATTCGTACCGAAACTGCTTGCCAGTCCACTCGTCCTTTTCGTAGACAAGTAGATCAGCTTTTTGTTTGAGGTCTTTGACCACCATCGTTTCGATGCGGTGTCCGTCACGAAATATTCTGAGAAGCTGTGGGTCTATTGGGTCTTCGGGAAATCCCCGAAGGGACAACTGCATCTTTGCGGTACAGTCCGTGCCAGCCATTGAAGCGCCGATGTAGGATCTCGGTTCGCCGCGATCCTCTGCGGCGAAGCCTTCGTCTATATCACTGACAATTTTTGCAGCCAGATCAGAAAGGGATTTCGTCATTCTGTGGCTCACCTGCTGCTGGCGCTTGACTGTCCGACGCCTTCAACTCCGTAGATTTTATCGGTATCGTGTAATTTACCTCGTCCCTAGCCTTTCCGTCTTTCTTCGAGATTTTGTTTACGACATTGATCGTCAAAGGAATTCCACGGATTGTTTCGATGGGCGGCGTAACTGTACTATCCATGCCCAGCGAGTGTAAAATTTTAGCGAAGCGCTCTCTGCCCCACTTCTGATGTTCTTCAGTCTCAGATACCCACGTTATCCACTGACGGATTTGACCATCAGCGTTTGCGTACTTCAATTCGATCTGTACGTCCGTGTTAGACTTTACATCCACCTTGCTCTCGGTGATTGTTACGTCATGCCTACCTGCGTTGAAGATAGGCGCCATTCCACTCGCTTCTATTTCTGGCAACGCTTGCCCGTCGAATCTAAATTCACTCATTGTTCATTTGACCTTTCATGTCTGCAACCCTTTTCATTAGTATCGTTACATCGCTCTCGTTCTCGACGCTGCGAAGTACGCGCTTGGGGTCACGGACTTTGCCGTGCCATCCCTTGACGTTGTCGGTAATCAAATAGCGGCTCACTACCATCTTGTTGTCCTGCTCGGAAGTTTTGCGAACTAAGCAGAATACAAAATCAAAGTTGGCGCCGAAATTTTTCTGCACCTTTTTCTGATCGAGCATGGGCCAGTATTCGGTTGCCCCGTTGTCATTAGTCTCCTCTGCCGCGAGGCAGATCGTAAGTGACGGGACGTCTAAGCTGCGTATCCAATCTTCGTAATTGTGTAGCCGTGATTGGTACTGAGAGAATACGTCCCATCCAGTGAACTGAGACTTACACTCCTCCATGATCAAAGAGGAAAGAGCAGTCATGCTGTCGATACCGACCCACTTGTACTTAGACTTGAAGTCAGCCGAGGTGCAGTACTGCATTAGATCACGGAAGCGGATGTGGCGGCGACGAGACTTATTGCCTTCGTCATCAACCACATCATACGTTTCTGTTTCGTAGGCGGTGAACTCATACGCATCAATGTCCATATCAGCGATGGAGCTTAACCCTTTCTCGCCTGATAGTATTAGACCCTTGCCGTATGCTTTTTCCATGTTGGCGAGATTAGTAGATTTACCCACACCGCTATGACCGACAAGCAGTGCTCTCATGCTCGCCATCGTGTCCTTAGTTGAGAAGGGCGCTGGTAATTTAACCATTATTTGTCACCTTAAAAGTTGTTATGCCGCGTTTGATTGTTAGAGCCTCTGACAGGATTGCACGAACCTCTGGCTCTGCTTTGTCGAAGTCGCGCTTTGAAACTGTCAAAGAGTTGGTAACAACGTCTTCGTATTCATCTATTTCAGAAGCTCCGACGATTTCTGCCAGCCTCTCTTTATCCCAGTCATACTTCTGGCTTGTCTTGATTACCAAATCAGTATCGATTGCGATGCTGACTTTATGCTCCTCAAAATCCTCTGGCAAATCAGAGAGTACAATCTCTTTCAGGTCTACAATCTCTTCCTTGATAACATCAAACCTCTTCATCAGCTCCGCTAACTTCTCAGCGTTGTCAGCAAGGCGCGTTTCTTTAGTCAAGCTTGTATTGATATTCAATTTCTCCTCCATTCGCAGTATAAAAGTTGTATTTTAAGCCTTGTTTAAAGCATCTTTAGTTGTTAATACGCAACCGATAGACAGTCAAGAACAAAATGAAAGAAAGTTAAATGAAGCTAGATATCGAACAACTGGTCGAGGATTTGGGTGGATGCCGAGAGATCAGCAAAAAATTAAGCATTGAGAAATCAATACCTTATGGGTGGCTCCGACGAGACTTCCTAAGTTCGGATTATTTAAGCCTCATCAAGAAGGCGTACCCATCAATAAAAATCGATGCCTACTTTACAAAGAAAGAGGAGATACTGAAACATGGACAAAAAGGATATTCTACTAAACGCAGCACTTGAGTATCTCGACCGAGGCTGGCTACCGATACCTATAAGAGAGGGGGAGAAAGCACCGTCAGTTAAGTGGGGCCACTACGTCGATAACTCTGTGCTTCCGACTGAGGATGAAATTATTAATTGGTGGACGCAGTGGCCCGATGCCAAGATAGCACTGGTTACGTCACGTTTAACCAATTTAGTAGTCGTGGACTGTGATAGCCCAGAGGCAATGAAAAAAGCCGCCGATCTGGGCATCACTCATACGCCGATAGTGGTGAAGACCAAGCGAGGCCACCACTTCTATTTCGAACACGGAGATTTTGACTGGCACAAAAATGCAGTGGGCAGTAGCGCCAACGGGATAGACTGGCCCAAGGTTGACGGATTAGATTTCCGTGGGAGTAAAGGCTACGTTATCGCACCGCCTTCGAATAATTACGAGTGGAAGATCGGCGTGGGCGCAGACGTAGACGACATGCCACAGTGGTTGCCGCAAAAGTTTACGCAATCGAATGTAGTGAGCATTGACCCGAACAAACAATTTATCTTCGAGGGAACTGACCTCTCGATGTATAAGGCCAAAACTATCTGGGAAGATACACAAGAAAAGATAGACGAGCTAGGACACAAGCTACCGGATGGTGGCGAGAACGGTAGGGATCAACGCCTCTGGCTGTGCATCTCCGAAGCTGCCGCACAGAAAGAAGGTGTTAAAGGTCTTAGAGGTGACGAACTATTCAACAACGCCTGTCTGTTTATGGATACGTTCTTCCAGAACAACATTGACCATCAAAAAGTATGGCAGATGTGCGAGCGTGTCAGCGCAACGGATGATCGCAACCACCCAGATGTTGAGCCGCCAGTACAGAAGGATGATGTGCCGACTAATAAGAGCATAAAGCCTATCACGACAGGTGACATTGACAGACTTTCGGCAGAGGACGGGCAGAAAGAATTCTTCATCGAGCCTTGGCTGGTTAAGTCAGGAACAATCGTACAAGTCCACGGCTTCAGCGGGCATGGTAAATCTATGATCACGCGACACGCACTCTACGCCGCCGCCGCAGGTCAGCGCAAGTTTGGCCCTTGGGATATTAACGCTCGTCCAAGGGTTCTTTATCTCGACCACGAGAACTCTCGTAGCAACGTGATCTCTTTTCTATCCCAAGCGAAGAAAATGTACGGCGATGCGGGGGAGAACTTTATGCTTTGGTGTCCCTTCGATGACACCGAAGATATGAATTTAAAGACGAAGGCTGGCGTGAGCAAGATGCAGGATTGGATCAACGCATGTAATCCAGATGTAGTCGTGATCGACACGATACGGTCGGCCTATCTTGGACTGTCNGAGAACAATTCGGAAGAGTGGTCGCTCATTAACTCTATGGCTATGCAGCTACGGAACAGTCGGATCAGCGTGGTCATGTTGCATCATAGCAACAAGCCGCAAGAAGGTACTGTCTCTGGGCGTGAAGCTGGATCGTCCAACCAGTTATCTGCACTCGAAACCCAGATAAAAATTACGCAAGTATTCGCAGACGAGGAGACAGCGCAAGTCCGTGCCGCTATCCACAGCCCTGACATATGGGAACATCTAGGTAGGGGTCTTGAGACAGGCGAGAGATTGCAAATGGTAATCGAAGCTCGCTACGGCAAGACAAGAGAGTGGACTGATGTGCATGAGCCTGTGCATCAGATTGGATTTGCATCGAACGATGCCGAGGACATGCGAGTAGTAGCCCAGAAGTCAACGAAGCAACGGGTAACGGGATGGGCCGATGATTGGGAAGACGCGCACGGAAAAATGCGCCCAGCGCTTACGGATGCAGAGATCCAAGATAGAATTGGTGGGGTCAAACCTCTCAGCGTAATCAAAAAGTGGACGATGCCGATACGTTCGCTCAAGCACGTCCAAGGATTACTAGCTTCGAAATAAAAAAAGCCGACTGCTAATAGGCGGGAGGAAACAAACCTTAGCAGTCGGCCAGTTGCCACAATAATTTGTGACATGGAGAGAAAACAACTGGACGAAATCGCGGCTTACGCTGATCGTTAAACGATCCTCTTTGGCTAAACCCCTAAAGGGTTTCGCCATTAAGCTCTGAATTCGCTTAATCGCACCGCGATTCTAGGCTTCTCTGTCAGAAAAGTAAACCCCAAAGATTAGTATTAGTTTGCTTATTTATTATGTTAGTTGTATATCATCGCCCATAACACACAACATTTAGGGGGCTGTATGGGTAGACGGCTAAGTTTGTCGCAAGACGACATCAACTGGCTTACAGACAACCATGAAAGACTTTCTTTACGAGCGTTAGCAAGTGAGTTTAGCTGCTGCGTAGACACAATCAAGCGCCTCCTTATGAGATACGAGTTACGATATTTCGAGGGCGCAAAGTACCAGTTTAAAATACCAGAGGAAACTTGGGGTCGCGCATGTATAAAGTGCGGCTGCGAAAAGCCTCGTCCTAAATTTCAGTACAAGTGTATTCAATGCACTACGCGTGACAGCCTGTGTCGAATTCGTACCGACGAGCCGAAGCCAATCTCACTCCCAACTTTAGAAGGTATAGTATGACTACTCCTCAAAAAAACAAAGGCGACAATTACGAACGCGAACTCGCAAAATATCTTAACGAAACCGTTTATGGGCAAGATGTCTGTGCGAGAGCGCCTTTGTCGGGCGGCGGCACTATTGGGCAAAGCGGCGGTGCAGATTTAATAAACACCGAAGGCTTATTCGTAGAAGCTAAGCGCGTCGAGCGCCTTAACTTCCGTGATGCAGTCGCGCAGTCGGAGCGTAATATGAGCAAGAGAAAGCTCAAAGAAACTCCCATCGTAATCACGCGGCGTAATCGTGAGACTATGGAGAATAGTCTGTGCGTCCTTAGACTTAAAGACTTCATAGAATTCTATCGGGCATGGCTAAGGAGTAACGGATCATCCCCTTTGGGGGGGATGACCGCGAGGGACGACTAACGAATGATCGATGATTAGACTTTAAAACACACTATTAAAATCACTCTCATAACTACCTAACCTTATGGGAGATCTAACCATGCTAGACCATATTAATGAGATCATGCGCTGGATAGTGGCTCCAATCGCCGCATTCGTCTGGTTCATTTACATGCGCCAGCAAAGAAACAATACGGACATCGCTGTAATTAAGAGCGAGCTATCTTCGTACCGCTTGTCGAACGACAGGGAGATAAAGGAGATGCGAGAAACTGTTCGCGCAATATTTATGAAGCTCGACAGCATAGAACAATCTCTGCGCAAGTGAACCGCAATATTTACATAGGCCGACAGGGCGAGCTATTAGCCGCAAGCATCCTCGAAAGCTATGACATACGGACGTGTCATGTGGACATTACGCGAGATGACCTGTGGGTTAAGACACCTTCGAACAAATTCTTTTCCGTACAAGTTAAGTCTTCTTCTTATCCGCTATTACAAAGTTCGCATCACAAAATTAAGAGGTACAACTTTGCATTGCACACGATGCAAGACTTCACTGGCATATTCATCTTCGTAGCCCTCGACATCAAAATGATTTTAGCGCGACTAGGGACGACCGTATCTACCAAGACGCTTAAAATGAAGCCAAGTGACTTTACGAAGCAAGCTCAAGATCAAACAATCCGCGAGGCATTCGGACTATGAGAAAGATTAACCGCATTATCATTCACTGCTCGGCCACCCGCCCTGACTGGATGGAAGACGATACGATAGATGATCGCGTCAAAGAAATTAAACGGTGGCACACCGAAGAAAGAAATTTTAACGACATCGGATATCACTTTATCATCTCCCAATCTGGTATGGTTGCAGATGGTCGTCCTGTCGAAATTTCTGGCGCCCACTCCAAAGGAAATAACGCTGATAGCATTGGTGTCTGCCTGCTCGGTGGGTTCGGTGGCGATGCAGCCGACCGCGCACTCGAACATTATACTGCTGACCAACTTGCATCGCTCTGGCGCCTGATAGGCGAACTCAAAAAAGATTACGGAAGAAGCATAACCGTCCACGGACATAACGAGTTTTCCAATAAAGCCTGCCCCTCATTCAACGTAGCACGATGGGTGGCTGGGCAAACAATCACCGAAACCAACGCCAATAAACCCGTCCGTAAAAGCCCTGTGCAATCCAAAACCGTGAAGGCATCTGCCGTATCCGTAGCTGCATCGGCTGGATCAGCCGCATCCGCACTCGGCGGTATGGATCAATACGCGCAGTACATGATCCTCGGCTTCTGCGGCCTGACTATCTTGCTTGGCATCTACATAATGCGTGAGCGCCTTAAGTCTTGGGCCGAGGGTTGGAGATAGCGCATGGCAAAAATACAACTTTACGCGCTTATCTGCGCGGCCTTCGTACTCGGCGTTCTTGGAATTTATTCATCCGGTATCGCTCGCGGCCAAGATAAAATTAAACGTAAACTAGACAAGAAGCTGATCGACAACATGCGCACAGCAAAGGAAGTAGACGATGAAATATCTGAGCTTAACGATACTTACCTCGCTCATCGCGCTGATAGGTGGATGCGGCGCGACGATTAATGGCGACACCTACTGCGATGTCGCTTCACCAATCTACTTCAACGGTCCTGAGGGCATCGACATGTTGATGCGCGAAGACAAGCAACTTCTCATCGACGTCATGGTTCACAACGAAACACACGAAAGGATTTGTGGTGGTTGACAATGTGGCTTACCGTTTTTCTAATGTTCGACGGCTTCGGGCAGTTCAAAGTAGCTAGTGAACAAAAAATTTACTCTAGCTGGGGTCTGTGCAACGACGCACGGATACAAACTCATAACGACTTGGAGCGTATAAAGCCAAATCCTAACGCTGTAGTCTTCTCCACCTGCACAGAGGTTGACGGACAAAAGAGCGCTTAGACGAAACTCATTGACGTAAGGCCAGCTTTTCTTTTTTCTTCTTCCAAATTCTCTATTACTTGTGCCAACTCTAAGCCGACTTCAAACAACTTTACATTATCGTTCCTCAACTGGACGACTGCCATTAGAATTGGCTTCACCATCTGGGCTGTAAGTATCATATCTATTCTTTTGCCTCTTTTTAGTGCAGCTTCTACTACATCTATGTACTTGTCTGTCTCTTCACATACAGAGGAAAAGTTTTTCTCTACGCTATTATTTTCTATGTTGACCAATTCTCGACTCCCATTACTGTACTTACCCACTATAGAACCAATCAGTATCAAACCGTTAGGTTATTAATAAGACTACAAAAGGTTTAATTGTTGAGCAACTAAAAAAAAACTAGGAGAAATATCTTGACAAATAGATTGCGGATAGGCAACTTAAGTAGTGCTCACCAACCGGTAGGTAGAAACTTAAATAACGAGGAGACAACTATGAGCAATTTGAACCTGGCTCTAGAAATAGCGAGGCTTGAGGCAAAGGTAGACGTACTAATAAATTTAGTATCGAACCTTGCCAGTAACAGCAAGCAAGCCCCGACACAGACATTGGAACAACCACTCCAACTTAATGCCAGCCAAGTCGGTGTAATGAGGGACATGTCGCCACGACAACACGCGGCACTACAGCTTTTGATCCAAGGTTGGCAAAACAATCAGATGTCAGAATTAATGGGCGTCACAGAAAGCACAGTTAAGATGCACGTTAAAAAAGTCTGTGACCGCTTCGGAGTAAAGACAAGAGGACAAGCAGCGATGCTTGGGCAAGAGATCATAAACATGATGCCGAAAGAAGACTACACTCGTTACTCTGGTGGGTTCCCCCCCGACTGGGGAGCATCTTTGTTATCCGCTGAAGGCGCGGACGATCCTTACTACCAGCTATACAAGCCAACTAGAATTTAACCGGCAAAGCAAGCCAAGGACTTATTCAAATGAGTTACCAAATCACAAAAATATCGGCTGGCGGTGTGTATACGTGGGGGTACGTTAGTAGTCCCGATGGAAGAACACATACAGCCAACCAGAATAAGCACAGGTTTTCTGTGAAATCCATAAAGAATGTCAGCGATTGGGTTGGAGCGGACTACTATGTAGATCAATCCCCAGTCGCCCCGCCCCATCCATATTTAACTTCAACTTCAACTCAAACAGAGAGAAAAGGATATGCTTACGTTAACTAAGAAAGGAAAGAACTTCCAACTGGAAGGAACAATGGCAGGTCGCAGGATACGTGAGAGTACCCACACATCCGACAGGCAACTTGCTAATCTAAAGAAAGCCGAAGTCGAACTTGCCATAATCAACGGCACATACGAATGGTCGGCTGGTAAGAAAACAAAGTCTTTTGGTGACGTGGCAAAAGAGTATCTTGCTTCGCGTCGAACTGGCAAAAGCAGAAGTCATAGAACCGTAGTGAACGATCTAATTGATTACTTCGGTGACATGCCGGTGAACCAGATTACTGAGGCCACTGTGGAAGCCTACATAAACGAGCGTTGTCAGACTAGATCAAACAACAGTGTGCGGACATACCTTAATCGTATCACTGCTGTCATAAATTACGCAGTTGACGCAAATTTATGTGAAAAAATAAAGATCAGAAGGCCAAGTGAAAGTGAGAGCCAATCCAACGCTATTGAGGACAGCGTACTCGAAACTATCATGGGCCTGATGCAAGTAAAATACATACCAGTTCTGACATTCATCAAGTTTACGGGGTGTCGCCCCATCGAAGCCTTCAATCTAACCTATGGGCAAGTCAACTACAGAGCTAAACTTGTGAAGCTGGTAAGTATCAAAGGAACTGGGGGCATTCGACCAAGAACGCTGCCACTTCACGACAAGGTTTGGCCTTACCTAAAGCAAGAGGGTTTAGCCAAGAAGACTGATCGTATCTTCGACAATGTAAGTTTAGCAGGATTGCAATCTGCGTGGAAGGTTGCCCGTCAACAGGCCAATGCTATCGAAGGTTCACACAAGAATACCCTGTACTCAATACGACACAGGTTCGGCACAAAACTTGGTAGAGAGGGCGTACCTGTCGTCGTTATCAAGGATCTCATGGGTCACGCATCGCTTGACATGACAATGAGATACGTGTCAACTCAACTAGCTGATCACCAACTGGCGATTGGCAAACTTTAGACAAAGTATCTTTATACGTCTTTTGTTTTGCAGTAAAAACAAGGACTTATAACGCTCATAGTAGCCCACTGGTTTCCTGCGCAGAAACAAAAAAGCTGCTTTTAGCAAAAATATTAGTCTTAAGTCGTTTTTTAAATAGTCGATGGGTAGGTGATAGATGTATGAATACTGTCTGTCACCCACCTGATTGCCAAACAACTAAGGTGAGAAAAATGGAAAACACACGCGATAACAACAGCGAACAGAACAACGAAAAGACAACCAGTGATTCGTCAGTCGAGCAACTAAAAGAGTTAATTGATAATCCAATGCAGCACTCCGAAGCCATAGACTACAAGTCTTTGGATGGACACGGCCTACGTTTAGTCCTTCTCGCTATACTTGAGAACAACCCTGCCACTGTTTCGATGTGTTTCTCGGATATAACTGGGCTTCATATGGTCAGCGACAGAGAGGACGCGGAGTTCTGGTGTAAGGTAGAAGACGCACTTGTGGACATGTTCTCGGATAAGTTAGTTGCGGCGTCTTTTATCAAAGGAGACATCTCAGGGGCACCCTACACTAAGATTGTATACGGCTACTCGCCCCAACAACTCTTAGGCGCAACTCTCCGATAGTCGGCTGGTATGACGAGACAACCTTTGGACTATGAAAAAGAATTCTGCTTAAAAGTTAAGCCGATAAATCCTAATCAAAAAAGACAGAACGCTAAAAAAATGCGCTCCATATCCAAGCGTAGGCGCGAGAAGATCAAGTCTTCTCACGCTGTGAAAGTTCCATAATCTTACGAACGCGCTCAATGTTATCTTCAATACCATCGAAGTGACCACGAGCGCGTTCAATTACTTTTTCCTTCCACTCTTTGTTACGAAGCGCAAGAAGCATGCCGCAAATCAATAGGTCTGCGTCACTCAGCTTCGCGCTCATTGCGGCCCTAACATAACCATCCTCCTCTACGGCTATGCAGGGAACATCAGACGCAACACAAAGGTCACGCCTCACATAATTAATTACGTCCATGTTTTGTCCAAGCCTTTTCATTACTAATCAAGTCGTAAGTAGCCATCTTCTTGCCCGTCTTTATGTATACGTTGGGCTTGTTGCCGCTGGAAAAAACTATCCTGTCGAGATACCCTTCAGTCACCATCCTTTTTAGATAGTTAGACGCTGCCATCTTGTTCAGATGCGGCAACGCTTTAATCACGTCCAGTGAATCAAACGCTATCCCTTCATCAAAATTGGAATGGATATCGCAAAAAATGTTATGACGCGCATGCGCACGTTCTTCGTATCTAACTTCGTTCTTCGTCCTTGCCTTCTCTTGATCACATGGAAGGGGAGGCCGAAGCATCCCCGTTCCATCCTTCTTTGGCGTACTTGCCCAAATTCTTTCTTTCTTTAGCATCAACTCTCCTAATTGTTGTTCGTTGTAGCGAATTTTCCACTCTACCATGCTACGTCTCCTTCTTGCGCCTTTCTTTTCAAAGACCTTTCAAACCGCTTCAACAATTTTCCTATGTCATCGAATACATCTTGGGTTTCCTCATGGCAAAAAACACCTTGAAATTCTTTTAAAGCCATAATGACTGTTTCCGTTTCATCTTTTGTTAATTTCATTTTAATCTCTCCTCTATCCACGCCATCGCCGTGCATATGTCGTCCCATATCTCGTCGTGCATCTCGTCACCTTCGGGTATGAGGTCTTCACGATATGCGTGGAGCGCATCCCAAACTATCTCCAGTTCTCCCAAAATCTCCATCACGCGTCCTCCTTGCTTTGCGAAGGCGTCCACCCTTCGGGAATTTCTAAATAGTTTGTATCATCTCCCACGGTGATGACGATTTCTCTGCCGCCCATGTTGTTTCGTTTCGAAAAGCGCACGTTCATGTCGAACACGAACCTGTCCACATCATTAAGGTTTTCAAAGCTCATTACTGTTTGACATGCGTTGATTATTTCATCTTTGGTTAAGTCTTCGCCAAAGGAAATGAATGCCTGCTCCTGTGGGCAATCGCACTGTTTGTCTGTAACGAATTTGTCTACTATATCGAACTGGTTTTCTTTCTTACTCATGTCTTGCTCCTATAAAAAATGTGCCGACCAATCTGGGCAACCTTGCGGTAGCTTGCCGCCCAGTACGGACGAACGTAATCAGCGTGATAGTGGGTGCTGCCTTGTGTGGAGCGCAGCGTTACTCCATCCGTGAGCGCGTGACGCGCAACGTGCATTGCTCGACCCCAAGCTATAACATCCGTGGGGTCGTCACTTTTGCCATCGCAAAACCAACTGAACTGACAGCCGTTCTTGCTTGTCTGCTTCACCACTCCGCATATCGTGTTCGGGTAGCTCGTAGACTTCACTCTGTTTAACGTGACTTCTGCTACGGCGAGCTGTCCTCTCACGCCTTCCGAACGTGCTTCGTGATACACATTCAATGCGAGGCAGGTCATCGGGATAGATAGAGATAGGCTTAACATTTACTCGTTCCTTCATGTTGGGAAAGGCGGCATCTATCTCCGCACAAATTTCCTTTATTTTTTCGTGATTGTTGTGCCGCACCCGCCGATCCTTGATGACGTATGCAACGTGCCACCAGAAAGAGAGCGGCCTACGATCCCATAGGCGCAGCCACTCTTTCTTTGTTGTGGGCTGTATGTTGTAGTGAAACTTAGGCAGCGGCATGGTCTAGCTCCATGCTCATAAGCATATCGCCAAGATGCTTTATCATTCGATCCTGCGCGTCTTTAGCGGTGAGATACATCAGCTTGTGGGTGAACATGTCTTTGGCATAATTAGCCTGACTGCCAAACCCGATGCCGATGACCTCGACGCCTTCAGCTTCCAACGCGCGAGAAACCCTTCGAACGTGTTCGTGCGGTACGTCCCTCGTCTCCATGTCGGATACGAACAGCATGATGCGCCGTGCGTATTGTTGCTTTGAGATACGATACGCTGCCGCATTGAGTGCTGCTGCCATTGGCGTGTCCGTGCCATGAAAAATCTTGTAGCCAGCAATCTTCTCGCGGGCTACATCCTTACGGTCATGCACCTGCTTGAGTATGACGTTGCCTTCTCTCGACCACGCACTGAACTCATAATCGATACCGCTACGCTGCAACAATTCGTTGAGCATCATGGCTAGTTTGCAAGTATCTTCTGCGATCATGCTAGACGAAGCGTCCATCACCACACTCACGAGTGTTCGCTTAGTTCGCAGCACTTGCGTCTTGCGGAAGATGTCTGTCCGTCCTGCGATCAATGAGCTTAGACGCTTGCTGTCCACCCGACCTTCGGTCAGACCCGACAGCTTGCGGCGTTCCTCTCTTGCGAGAAACAATCGTGACATTCGCATGATCTGTGAGATCTGGCTGGCGCCAATGACAGTTTCTTTTGCGATCTTCTTGCGCAATCTGTTCAGCTTGGTTCGATTAGCAGCGTAATCTCGGTACTTTTNACCGTGCATTTGGTAAGGCACGCCACCGTTTCTTTTGGGCGTGCCTGCGTAGAACTCACCCTTGTCTAGCCACTCTTCCAAGCTCTCCGATTGCTTAGAAATCGAAAGCCTCCCATCATCGCGTCCCGATGGGTTGTATGCGGATGATATGCGCTGGGCTGCTTGTAGAATTTCGTCCGAGGTCGGCGTCCATGCTAGTGCATCTTCGCTCGCTTCTCCTTGTCCACTTGGGGTTTGACCCTGATCGTCGATAGGATCGTCTTGTTCAGAAGCTCCGCTTCCGTCGTCAGATCCGTTGTCAGACAGGACATCATCTTCAGCTCGCTTGGGTGAAACATGTCCGCCATCGCCTCCAACATTGTCACTGGCCCCTCCGCCTCCAAATACTTTGTCGTCTCGTTGAGCGCTTGGATCTCCGCAATCGTTATTAGCATCTTTCCCATTACCGATCTCACTGTCTCCCGACAATTCTCCACAGCTTCCATCATCTTCTGTTCTTCCACTCTCTCCGTCTGCGCCTTGCTTACCATCTGTGTCTGCCTCCAATGCCTGATCATCTTGTTTGTTTTGCTTGCTCTCGTCGTCCTTTCTGTCCATCCACTCGCAAAGCCGCCGAGCAGCTTCCAACGTGCTATTCGTACTGTCGCAACCGTTGATGGCGTCGGCCCAGTTTTTCGCTTCTTTCGCTAGTTCGTTGGGCAAACCATCCAGATATTTCTGCAACTCTGGCGATCTGTTGCCCATCATCCGACGCTGTATCTGCAACGCTGCGTAATGAACTTCCGTCCACCACTTCGGGCTGCGTCCATGCTCGGCAATCTCTGCGTTGTTACGTCCAATCACCACATCCATGACGTTAGATATGTGGCGCAGAAGAGATGGGTATTCTGGAATACTTTTGCGTTCGATCACTGCATCTTCGAAGCAGTTCCAAATGCTTCGTAACCGCTCGCTGCAATTTGTAGACTGCCAAAGTTCCATGTCCGTGTGCCTGATGTGGGCTACCTCATGGATGTGATAGCCACGGTAGACTGACTGCTCGACGTTGGATAACTTCACGTCCAGCGGCAGCGCGGGTAAGAAGATATTCTTCCCATCCGTAGCACCGCCACTGCCCTTAAATTCTGTGTGGATGTCGCTGTTACCCATGATACGACTGATGCGGCGCAGCTCCTCGCGCAACGCCAATGGATTTTCATTACTAAACATTGTTGTTTCCTTACGTTGTTACACGGTCGCCAAGACCAACGATCACTGCCCGTTGCTGTTCATCGACGCGATTGGTTAAGTTGAATGTGACTGCTCGTTCGAACGCTAAGTCCAAGCCAACCTGCGGCTGCCACTTGTGGATCAGGTTCGCCAATACGAACGTGTTCCTTGGGCTAAGAGGCTCTTGTATTTCGCCTGTCTTGAAAGCTGCCCTATACTTGCTGATGAAATCCTTGAGCCTGTCAGCAGCAGGCTTCGAAAGTTCGTGTGTCTTACAGATCAGCTTAACTTCTGCATGCGCAGACAAGTAATCCATCCTGATGAAGACATCGTACCTGTTGCGTGTTGCCGCCGACTGCGCTTGTACTGCACTTGCGTACAGCCCCGACATGTCGCCCGAACCTGCGCTGTTCGCAGTCGATACGATACGAAAGTTCGGATGCGGTACGATGGTACGGCCACCATCCTCAAGAAGTCGCAAGCATCCGTGTTCGAGTACGGGCTGCAATACATACGCAATGTCTGGTCGTATCGCATCTGCTTCGTCCAACAACAAAGTCGATGGCTGCTGCATTGCTCTGGGCAATATCCCGTCAACAAACTTGGTAACTTGCTGGCCCCCTTCGATCACGACAGCATGCGTACCTACGAACTCGGTACGAGTGATGTCCGTATCGAAGTTGACACGATGGTTCATCGTACCGGTACGAGCATCTACTTGTTGTGCGAACGTAGACTTACCGCAACCTGTGTCGCCGTGTATCCAACAGTTAAGATTGTCCTCTCTGGCTTGCAGATAAGTAGCGAGGTCGCTGTCTACGAATACGTAGTGTGGATCAACGACTGGTACGTGTGTGTTTGGGCCATCCCACTCCCAACAAGTAACGTATTCGGGTAGGAACTTGCTCTTGTTGTTCGGAAACACTTCGCTTGTCCGACGCTTGACTAGGTCGCCTTTGGGCATGTCATTCGAAGGTGCGATTACGTTGGCTGCTTTGCCAAGCTCTTCGACGCGACCCTGCAACTGCTTGATACTGTCGGCTTGGCCTTCATGCGATTTGAGCAAGTCCTCTAGGCTGGCGTGTTTACCGTATGTCGCTTGGCTCAACGCACTATTCGCAATGGGCAGCAAGTCTTTGTTGAGAGCAATCGCCTCTATCTTTGGCTCTTGTACTGTTTCTTGTACTGTTTCTTGTACTGTTTCTTGTACTACTTCGGAGGTCGGCTCCTTGCCGATGATAAACTCTGTCGGCTCTTTAAATCCAGAGAGTACAATCTTGGGCGAAATATCGAACTCACGAAGCAACCCGTCTGGAACAAGTTCGCTTATGTCCATACCCATGATGTCTTCGAAGGTTCCGGTTGCTGCTGCCACCATTTGCTCACTCATGGGCCAGTAGTATGGGTTGATCTGGTCGAAATCGCTTTTGGTTCGAAAGCCTTCCTCCATTGAACCGTGTATCATTCGCAGCGCGGATGGGTTGTTTACCACTGGCAAGATTACAGCCAATAGTTCTGGGCGTAGGTTGCGCAAGAACCCTGAGTGACTGAACGAAGTAGTCTTCTTGTACTTTGGGCAATCACTGTTGGTTGTGAGTTCGCTTGTGCGAAACGCATTGATCATGGTTTCCACGGATAGTGGATCGTAACCGTTAGCGTTCAAACACTTGGTTAAGAACTTCGCCCTGTTAACTGGCGATAGTTGGTCGATTATCATCTTAGTTGTAAGCATAGTTGTTTCCTCTTTGGTTTTAGTTGGTCAATACGCAACTAAAGACGTTATGTCAAATAAAACATACAAAAAAACCGCCCTGAAGGCGGCTAACATACATCTAAAGTTGCGTAAGGGTTCGGTTATGTTTGCTTCATAACCTTTGTGAAAGCATCTTTGACGATGCTATCTATGTCACGCCAGTTAGCATAATCTTCGTCTAACATTGGCTCTGGAATTTGTGAGAATGTTCTTTCAAGCCAAGGCTTCTGCTTATCCAGTAGCTTTTGCTTGTCGCTTGTAGTTGCTCGTATCATTTCTTACTCCCTGTGGGTTCCCAAGCGTCCTTGTACTCGTCGTAATACGCTTGCTCGTAATCGTATCCGTAGTATCCGTGCGGATGACGTTGGCCGTCTTCCTCTTCATCCTCCTCTCCCGCCCTTGGGTTAAGTTTCATTATCTCCCGCTGCATTTCATCGACGGTGTAACCGCACTGCTCTAAGAATTCAGCGATCTCATTGTGGTAGTCGTAAACAAGGTCAGACATGGTGGCGTTGTAAGGCCCGTAGCGGCCTCCTCCTGTGTACGAAGGCCACACATCGAATGCTTCGGGGTCACGCTCTATCGTGAGCGCGTCGAAGCTACCGCTACACAAATTCTGTCGCAGCATTTCTGCGAAGTCTAAGTCTTGGCGCTCCATGCTCGTATGTTGGTTGAAATAACCGACGCTGACGTTGGTACACTCTGGGACAACGTACTTGTACTCGTTGCTGTCCGTGTACGAACCGCCGCTGTCGCACGACATTTCGAGGCCGATTGCATCTGAAAGGCTGTTCGCAAACGCATCGCTGCATGTACGTTGACCTGTCTGGTGGGTGATGATGCTCTCGTAACCCTTGCGGTCGAACGAGATGGCAGCGTCGATGTGTTGAAGCCAGTCAGGTTTGCGGGCAACTAACTTGCGTGAACCGTTGCAGCCTGTCTCTTCTTCTGCATGTATGACGTACACACCCTCGACACCGGCTTCGATCATGCACAGCATGAGCCACATGCCTGTCGCACAATCGGCACCGAGACATTCTTTGCGATTGGATCTATGCAGTTGAGCATGCAAGTAGGCGCTCTGAACTTTGACTGTCTTGTAGACGCTATCCGTAAACCCTGCGCTTATGCCTCGCCAAAACGTGCTACCGTAAGTCAGCTTTTTCGCTGCGCTTTTAGACTTTACGAACTTATCTTCGGCATAGCCTCGCATGACCATGATCTTCTGCATGCCATCGCTGCGATGCACACTGTCGTGATGCGACATCCACGCTACTCTGGGCTTATCACCGATGATCTTGACAAAGTTACCATCTTCATCAGGCTGTCCGAATACGGGCAACAAGTACCGTTCTAGGAATTTGATGTGAGATTTTGTGCCGTGGCTGCGCTTGTATTCAAGCATGTCCACGAGAGTGTTTACTGTTGTTGTTTTTTGCAGTGTCATGTTATTAACCTTCCAGTTCGTTCTTGATTTGTTCTGATAGTGATTTGAGTAAGTCGTCTAGGTTTGCGCTTGCATCGATCATAATGAGTGCGTTGGCGTGGGTACGTTGAGAATTACCGTTTCTCACAAGACAAGGCACTTGGATCGTGCTGTCTTCGTGATCGTAACTTTCGAAGTCTACTTTTGGGTCGCATTCGTCATACAAGACATCCATCATTCTAAGTTGCTCGTCAGGTAAAAGCGCTCGCAACATGCCTTCACGCTCTCTACGTAGGCAGTTGCCCAGCAAGACAGGCTCAACAAAGACTTTTTCGTGCCGAATGTGTACGTGCATGATTGGGAACAACCGACTGTACCAGTCACCGTCAACTCGGTATCCGTGTTCGTCAGCGTTGACCTCGCGGTAGTATTCAGACCTTGCTGTAAGATTAGTCGGGCCGTTTCCCGAGATAGAAAATCTTCTGCAATGTGTTAATACGATAGCATCTTCGCAAAGTAATTCATCGCCATCTATCTCGCATCTTGTGTATTGATTGCTGTAACAATCCTCGCAATATCCGTCACCGCAATCACTATGTATAATGTCATCATAACTCACACTTTCTTCGCACGAGTAACATTCGTATGTCTCTNGTAGTTCCATTGTGCCTCGCGTACTGCCACCGCCNTCAAAATCGTGACCTATGACAAGCAAACCACCTCGCTCATCGAAATGCCTGATGTCCATATCGAGATACGGCATGTGTAATGTGTTGCTGTCGCAATCGTATTCTACGCGCCGAACTTGGAAGTTGGGCCAGTCACGTCTGCACAAACTTGGATTGTAGCCCTGCTCTTTGAAGAAATCGTCTATGATGTAAACGGACTTCATACTTGTGCCGTAAATCGAACTGCACACATTGTCGGTAGGTGAGTAACAAGCGCGAGAGGCAACTTTGTTGTTGCCATCTACGGCGTACGCGATGTGCATGTACTCGCTCTTTGTTGCGAATATTTCTGCTGGGTGCATGCCCTCGTCTCGCCACGTAGTTCCAATGTAGTTGTTCCAGTATCGCATGCAACTGTTCGACAAAGCTTTCGAGCTGTTACCACTTGGCAATCTCGTGTGAGATATGTCTGTCTCTCCCACGAAGTCGTCGTCCGTAGCGTAAGCGAACTTGAAGTCTGCTGCGGTGCAACCGTGGCGCAACGTGAACGCTATTGGGTTGTATTGCGCATCGTACAGACGAAAGAACTCCTCAACTTGCTCGTCAGTCAACGAAAACAATTTGCGAATGATCTTAGCAGGCTTGCCACGAACACGACGATCACGGCTCTCGGACATGACGTCTGGTATGTACGATAGTTGCAACGGATTTACTGTTGATGGCCGAAGGTCGTGCAGTATGCAGATTGAAAGTATGTCTTCGTAAAGTTCTGAATAATGACCGTACATAACATTCAGCCCATGTTGGATGCGAACCCTGTCAACCACACTGCGAACCAATCGGTAGATTTCTACGTTGAGCTTGATCTTGCTGTCTGGGCAATCTGACAAGACACGGCGATGCAATAGGAAATGCTCTCTTTCGTGGTCTTCTTCTGGCCTGCCAGAGTAGCCCATCGCAATGTACGCATCGTCTAGTTTGTTAATGACGTTTTGGACGCGCTCGTCAGTGACGAAAATATCTTCGGTCTTCAAAAACGCAGTCGTGCGCGCTGTAAGTAATTCTCCCATTACCATTCTCCTGTTTTTTGTGTGTGTGGGAAGTAGAAGCACTCGCCGGTCTGCCATTGGCCGTTGGGCAAATACTGGATTTCACCGCAGCCGAGGATGAAATTGATGAACATCCATGAAACGAAAGGTGCTGTTACGGTGAGGGTTAGAACCCATAGAATTGCGTTTGTTACACGCAAACGGGTATTGGGCACGGCAAGCTGCCGCGTTGATGCTGTACGCATTTAGTCTCCTATTTTGCTGGGCTGGTTGTCGGCTGATACGCTCGGTGAGCGCACGAAACGAAAACCAAAAAAAGGCGCCCCCGAAGGGACGCTGTTTGCGCGATTATGCGTTGCGTGACTGCATGAAAGCCGCGATCACACTTGCAAGACCGGTTGCGAAGTCTTCTTGCGCAGGTGCAGCCGCCTCCGCAGGAGCAGGAGCAGGAGCCGCAGGAGCTTTCGCAGGCGCTTGCGTTATCGCGCCTGAACTCAGGCCCGCGAGAAGTTCGGCTTGCGTCATGGGCTTGGCCTTGGGCGCAGCCTTGGGCGCGAGAGCCGCGAACGCAGCCTTGCGCTTGTCAGCGTCCTTGATGGCGAAAGCCTTCACATGCGCGGTCTTTCCCGCGCTGATGTACGCGCTCAAGTTCGCCCACGATTTGCGCGTGGACGTTTCGGCCTTCTGCGCGATCACATCCGCGAGAGCCGCCGCAATCGCAGGGGACTTCGCGGTCGCATATGAATGCGCCCAGTCGCGTGAAGTTGGTGCAGGTGTAGTCGCTTGTGTTTGTGTACGTGCCATGCTGGCCTCCATTTGTGAACATAGGCCCAGCCTTCCTTGGCTGGACAACTGTTAATTCCCAGAACGAAGTTCGTCGGTCGTGGACGACCACGCATTCACGCTCGTGTAAGATCCTGAAATGATTATTACGCACCCATGTTCCAACGCGCTTGAAGCAAGTTTGAAAACGTTTTCCAGCCCTTACATGCGATCTGTTTCCTGTATGAAAACCAACTATTCAACGAAATCAATGGCTTATATCTACGAAAATACGAAATCCGCACATGGGGGGGGCTACCCTCGACCCCCAAAGCCGGTTTTCGCCAATCGCCATTTCCGACCCCGCGACCAATCTGAGCAAAATTGAAAATTTAGGAGTTAATTTTAAATGCCAAATAACCCAAAAGGCCGCATCAGCCCTCACAACGGCAAGAAACTTACACCAATGCAGGTCGCTAACATGCGCTCTGGGCTATACAAACGTGTGGAGCACCAAATAGACGAGGCTCACGCCGTAGTTATGGGCGATAAAGAGTGGTCGCCTACCCAAGCCCGCGTCTTTTCTGCCCTTCTAAACAAGGTAATGCCTGACCTAACTGCACAGTTCGTGCAGCACGAGCACACGTTACAAGACAGCCCCGATAAGATGTCGCGTGAGGAGCTTGAGCGCATTGCTTCGGGCGTAAATCAGATCATAGACGCTGACACTTTGGACGCAGACGCATGAAAAAGCAGATATACGCAAACCAGCACATAATTGAATTTCCTCAAAAGACGGAAGAACAAAAGCAACTTGATCTACTAAACAAGCAGTTTGAAGAAATTGAAGCGCAAGGTTTAGAGATCGAATGTCAAACACGTCTAGTGAAGGAATTGTCACGCGAGCATATTAGCAATGACAAGCTCGAAACCCGATCCGACGTGACCAGCGACGGAGAACCGACAGTATGAGCCTCACCCCGCAAGCTGCTGCTCGTCATCTCTTAGCCTTGCGTAAGGCAGAAGAGAGCTTCGATGGCTTTGTTAAGCTACACAATCCTAACTGGTTCATACCTCCGTTCCATAAGACGATGATAAGAGCCTTAGACGCTTTAGAGAGGAACACGCTTACAAACCAGTTCAACATGTCGGACACTGAAAAGCGCAAGACAAAGAAGATGCCTGTCCGAAATCTTCTCATCACCATGCCGCCGCGACACGGCAAGTCCACCTACGGCTCAGTCCTGTTCCCGTCCTACTTCATGGCACGGAAGCCTAGTCGCTTTTTGATGTCCACATCCTACAATTCTCAACTCGCCACAGACTTCGGGCGCCAAGTCCGAGAACTCGTAAACGACCCCTTAACCGATCAAGCCTACGCAGACTTTGAGATGTCTGCTGACAGCCGCGCAGTTGACCAGTGGCGCACGACAAGCGGCGGAGCCGCATACTTCATAGGTATTGGCGGCACCACCTCTGGACGGGCCGCAAATCTGCTCTTATTCGATGACCCGTTCAAGTCGCGCGAGGACGCGGAATCCGCCACCCAGCGCAACAAGGTTTGGAACTATTACGTCTCCGCACTATCCACCCGACTACAGCCTGACATAGATGGAGTGCCGCCAGCTCAGATCGTTATCCTAACTCGTTGGCACCCAGACGATTTGGCTGGCAGACTTATGCAAAGTGACGACTGGAATGAGGGTCGGTGGCATCATATTAACTTCCCTGCCATAGAAACTAAGCGCACGGCAGACAAAAGGAGCCGTGCATCCCTACCAAAAGACGACCCAGACTACATGTCAGGCACGGATTTACAGAAAGTTAACCCCTCAAAACGCTATATTCATAGCACAAAGAAGCAAGCATTGTGGCCTGAACGCTTCTCTTTGGAGGATTTAGAGCGCAGAGAGCGCCTAAACCCACGAGAATTTGCCTCATTATACCAGCAAACGCCCTATATTGTGGGCGGGAACATTATAAAAGCGCATTGGTGGCGTACATTTCCGTCCGATTTAAAGCCAGAAACCTTCTCAACCCTCGTAATATCTGCGGATACGGCCTTTAAAGCCAAAACTACGTCCGATTATTCGGTGATGTGCGTACTCGGAATGGACACAACGGGCGATATTTACTTAGTTGACGTCATCCGAGATCGCTTTGAGTTCCCAGAACTCAAGAGGCGCATTATAATGCTGAACAATAAGTGGCGCGGCAAAGGATTGCGCGGCCTTTACATAGAAGACAAGGCCAGCGGTCAGTCCCTTATCCAAGAACTCAAGCGCGAAAGCGGTGTATCCGTAATTCCCTACAAAGTATCGGGCGATAAAGTATCACGGCTCAACGCAGTCCTCCCACTTATAGAGGGTGGTCGCGTATTCCTGCCAGAGAACGCGCCTTGGATCGATACATTCTACGACGAGTGCCAAACCTTCCCATCGGGCACCTACGACGACCAAGTAGACGCTCTTTCTATTGGGCTGGATGTCTTAGCCAGAACGCCTAGCTCTGGCGACTACTTCACGCCATCACCCATTACCCAAATGGACGCTAACGCTTGGCTGACGGGCGCATCAAAAACAGAATGGAGAAACTGGGGTGAGTAGGGACGACTTGCTAACCGCAAAGGGGGTAACAAATAACTATGGCTATTAATAATGTAAATTATCGCGCAGAATTCACACCAGTCGATGACGGTATCGTTGTCGATCTGTCTGATCATGCCGAAAAGTTGATGTCATACGACGACATCTCAATCGACTTAACGGACGAGCAAGAGCAACGTCTTGTGAGCTACGCGAAGTCAGCGATGCAGATGTCATACGACAGGGTATCGCAACGCTACAGTCATTGGAAGCAAGCTGACCGCGCTCACGATGTGTACGTTAAGCCAGATGCCACAAAGTTCCGCGAGAAAGCCGTAATAGCTGACACGCGCGCTATCAGCGACACCGTACTCACCTACCTTATGGCTGCGCTTACGGGCCGCAATCCGATGTTTCAGTTAGAAGGTTTGAACAGGAAGTCTCGCAAGTCGGGAGCAATTCTTGAGCGCCTTCTTCATCAACAAATGCGGCGAACCGCAGGGGAGGCCCGAATTGCGCAACATCTTCTTGACTGTATCCGCTACGGGTACGCCCCTACGAAGGTTACATGGTCACAAAAGAACAGAACAAACGTCATCACCAACGTCGATCCCCGAAGGGTTTTCCACGATCCCCGCGTACAGTGGGGCGACTGGGAACGGATGCAGTATATCATATTTGCAGACTATTCCTCGTACGACGCGCTCCTCCAATCTGGGCTGTACCCCAAGTTGCGAGAGTTCCCAGCGTTGCGCAATAGAATTTCTGCGCCGAATAACGGGTGGGACGGGCACACTTGGCACAAAGAGGCTGGCCGTGGATTATCTATCGACCCAGCCGACAGAAACCGCAGGGAAAGCGGTGGTTCCTTATTTACGCTTGGTGACAGCCGAGTAGTTGACGAGTGCTGGGTACGGCTTGCGGGATACGAAGTTAATCTTCCTCAGATCGACCAGCTATGGATGGTTGTTACGATCCTAGACGAGAGTGTTGTAATCAGATGCCAGTTAAATCCTTACGGCAAGCAATTTCCTGTAGTAATTGGTGGTCTGTACCACGACAGCCACAAGACCTTCGGCCAGTCTCTTTACGATTTGCTTCTTCCGCTTCACGACATAGCCACATGGTTGCTACGCAGTCGGATCGACAACGTGCAGGCTGCATTATCGAACCTTATATTCGTAGACCCGACGCAGGTTGCCATTGGAGACTTAATTGACCGCAACCCGCACGGTCTTGTACGCACTTTGCCTGGCTCTAAGCCCAATGAGGGCGTGTATATTTCGCAAATACCTGACGTAACCGCAGGTCATTGGCGCGACATAGAGGCTATGGGCGGATTAAAACAGCGCTTATCGGCCGCATCAGATGCCCAGCAAGGAATGCCGACAGCCGAAGGCGGTGTACGTACAGCTACAGAAATCCAGCGGCTAACCCAACTGGGCAGTCAACGCCTCGGCGTACTCAGTCGCATCATATCGTCAACGTCGGTACGCCCGATGGTACGAATGATGACTTCGAACATACAAGATTTCTTCGCCACCGAAGGATCAATACGCATGAATGACGGTGATGCGACAGGCTCACTCACTGATATGGTCAAGGACAACTACCTCGACTTCAATCTCTCCGACTTGCAGGGCGAGATCGACTACCTCGTAATCGACGGTACGCTTCCTCTCGAACCTACGAAGAATGCCGAAACGTGGATGAATATGCTGGGCATGCTGAACCAAACGGGACTAAGCATGGAGTACAATAGCGGAAAGATAGTCGAAGAGGCTATCCGCGCTATGGGCATATCCGACTTAGAGCAATTCAAGATTTCCAAGGAGCAGGCTGCGCAAGGCCCAACGCCAGCACAGCAGATGCAAATGATGGAGAAGATGCGCGGCGCATCTGTTCAGCCTCAAGAGAACATCCAGAATGAAGTCCAAAAAGGGAACCTTGTTCCGATGAAAGGCGAAAAATGACGTTAGCTGACAGCAAGGCATTAGCCTCTGCGATTGATCCGAAGGTCAGAGATTACATCGACGCAAAGATCAAAGAGGAATTATCTCCAATCAGGGACGACTTACTAGCGGTAAAGATTGCAATATCAGAGCTAAGAGATGCGGATCAACAGGGCCGCGACACAATCAATGCTCACGTAGTCAAGATACAGTCAATAATAAAGCTCTCTCGCAGTCGTGTAGAACAGATTGCTGAGAAACTTGGGGATGAATAATAATGGCTCAGACTAGAGTTCCATCCGAGCAGCTTACTTTTAGAAGTGCCGCCACTGGCGAGCATTTACTTGACACGTACTTAGAAGACGCAGAGCGCGGTGGCTTACGCCTAGATCAGTTGATGGCTAAAATATTCAACGCCAGTGGAAACATTGAGGCGTTCGAATTTCAATTCGTATCTACGGCTGGGCAGGAAAGCTTACAGTTCCGTGTGACGGGTGGTCCTTGGCAGGACATAGCTGGCATCTCGACGCTAGTTGCTGGCATGAACACTCAAGTTGCGACGGCATTGGGCCACGCGACAACGGCACTAGGGCACGCTAACACAGCGTCTACTCACGCAACAACGGCTCTGGGCCATGTCGCTACAGCCTCCACACGCGTTAGTGAAATTCAGGCAGTATTCGCAGGCCCACACAGCTCTGATCCAAGTACAAGTGGCGTCCAAACTGGTGCGGTCTATTTCAACACAAGCTCTGGCGCACTCAAGCTCTACAACGGCACAGCATGGGTAAACGCAGTCTTTGACACAAGTGGAGCAGTCCTACGCGAAGACTTCTCTATCGCGGTCACAGTCCAAAGCACATCAAGCGGGAACAAGTACGCTATCGACGGATCAGTCGAAAGCAAAGCGAACATACTACCGAGTATCTTCTACCGGTTTGATCAATCAGACGCATCAAACGCTGGGCATCAAATCAGATTTTCCGAAACGATCGATGGCACACACGCCACCCCAGCAGGGACATCGTACACCACAGGCATAACGGTCGTCGGAACGGCTGGGCAAGCTGGCGCATACACAGAGGTCAAGTTAGAGCAAGACGCACCTATGTTGTACGCATACTGCCAAGCCCATTCGGGCATGGGCTTTATCGGCTACGCCGGTGCTTTGGGCAGTGGCGGTGCTACGGGCGGTACGGCTTCGGCTTACGTTGTGCCAGATGCTAGTGCCGTAAATTATATTTGGAAAACGATTGAGATAATACCGAACAACACGGCGATAAGCGGCACATATCAAGGCATGTCTACGGACGCCACGCTCTACGTTGGCGAGAGCGACACCATCGACAGCCACTACAACTATTTTGAGAGCGATACCGTACTAAGCAACCATGCTGCGTATCAATTTATTTACGTTGGTGACGCTGCAACCGTAACGGTTCCAAGTGGCATGACGCTTCACGGCTTCGCAGACGCGCCAGCAGGCGGCGGCAATAGATATCAGTCAACAGGTCGCGTGACCTACTTTGGCGACATATAGGAGAATACGAGATGGCTGGTAGAACAAGTTCGAGCATCACACCGGAAACAGCGCAAAATATTTTTGAAAACACAACGAGTGGCCCCGTCGTTGTTTCGATTAATGCGATAAGTAGTGACAATACCGTTAATCCGAAACTATCTTTGTTAATTGATAGCTCAAATACTAGACCTCTTAATTTCATTTCTGCCGCAAAAACTTTGGTGGAGACTGTCACAGAAAACACTGGCGACTTTGATTTAAAATCTTCTGGGGATAACGGCGTCACCAGACTGCAAAATGTTGTTGGCACCAGCAAGCACCGACTTGGGGTAAATGGAACGAGCTATTCTGCCGATTATTATAAATACACCCAGTACGACCCTTATTTTTTAACCAATCCTCAATCTTACAACAAAGCAAGCGCGTATGGCGCCTTGATTGCAACTAGCCAACCCCATTTTTACAGTGATATAGCTGCTGACAAGTCTTATTTCCCTAATTGGCTTCAAGGTTCTAGTCCAACTAGCGGTTCAACTTACGTAAGCTCCCACAATTTCAATTATTACAATAGTTTTTTTGTTACTGATATTTGGACTGATACTGTAATCGGTATTAGCACAAGCGCATATATGGGTGCCGGGCAGTTTCATGGTAGCATTACCACGCCTTCTTTTGATGAAGCCACGCAATCAAGCGGCAGTTTACAATACGCTTTGGGTAGCAGCTCAAATCCAGACAGTTTCAAAGTTAACGACGGTTTAACCTTAGACCTCCAATCTGACGGAGGTGTTTATGTTCTTGCTACTGGCACCAGCAAAACTTCAAATAATAGTTACAGGGTCGGTCTTATATCTGCGCGACAATGGAGAAATAACGGCAATTACACCGCCGGTGCATCATCAATTAAAAATGCGAAAGACACTACGACATCTCAAAACGAAAATAGTTTAATTTCAACAGGTGAAGTTTGGCATGCTCGTCTTGAGTTTAATCTGTCATCGGCTGGCGGTCACTCATTGAGCTGGATTAAGTACAATCCGACAACCGACAAATATTATTTAAACGTTCAATCAAGCTCTAGTAATAATGGCGTATGGTCTTTTGACCACCCAGACATGTTTGTATCTGGTTACACGGTTAAGGACTTTGATACCGTATGCACCAAGGAGCCGGCTACACACCCCTTAACGGTTAAGACGTCGCAACCGGAGAGAATTGGTGCATCGCTTTGGGTTGCTTACAAGAGCGCCGTTCAAGGGGACGTTCTGTATTCCACAGACCTTATCAACTGGAAGACTGCTTCTGAGATGGGGTATCCATCCGCAACGCTTCTGGCGGTAGATAACTCTGGCAGTAGTGAAAGAATATTGTTTTTGCAGTCCACTCAACAGGACACGTTGTTCGCAAAAACAACTGGTTTTTCAAGCATTCCTCAGACTGGTCTTTTGGAGAACGGTTCTGCGATTGGTGTTTACGAGAGAAACGGTCTGGTCTTAGGATCGGGGGATTGTCTTTACGCTGAAAACCAAGACGCCGCTGCAACTGTCCACACAACTGTCACGTTCGTGGAGGTTTAGAATGGCTCGCGTAGTAAGATTGAACTCATTAAGTGGCGGCGCGGTATCAACCGCAAGTCTTTCTTTAGAAGATGTAGAGGCGGCTTTTAGCCTTCAGAGACACATTGAGACAATATCAGTTGTTTCCGGTGCGGGTAAAAGCGCCATTGAGTTTAAAAATCTGGACACCAAAACTTACGGGCATTTCAAAATTCTTGGCGCGCGTGTGAAGCTATCAGCCAACAATGATTATATGTGGTTTGGCGGAATGGTGGGCGACACACGAACGACCGCACAGTCTTGGACAACGCAGGGCGTATACGGAAGCCAAGAGTTTACCAGTAACAGGACCAGTGAAATGCGTACATCAGATGGCAACAACATGATGACTGACCTAGACGACAGCAGTAGCTACGGCACAATCGAGTGGAACATTTACTTCCCACATCCTGATCAAGACAGCACTTCTTCTAAAACGTTTCAAGGTAATTTCTACAAGGGGTTGGCTAATTATGGGATGCCTAGCCAAACGGGATACAGTCATTTTGTTGCAACCCCTAATGCGGCTCAAGATGGTTTTTATTTTCGTCCCAATAGCGGGACTTTTGAGCAGGGAGAAGGCATGGACAGCCTTTTTTCTATCTACGGAACAAAACGCCGCGCGGCAGCGGCATAACCCCCACTCAACTGAAAGGATAAACAGATGAGTAAGATCATAGTCGATCAGATCGCCAAAAACGGGGGTACTACATTTACCTTGCCCTCGACCGATGGCGGCGCAAACGCCCCACTCGTAACTAACGGAACTGGCACATTGGCGTACTCGCCACTTAAACTGCCAGCAGCCGATGGGACGGCAAACAAGCCTATAACGACAGATGGCTCTGGGCAGCTACAATTTAATCCTGCGGCTTTACCAGCCGCAATAGGCACGGCTGGTCAAACGCTTGCGGTCAACTCTGGTGCAACGGCTCTTGAATATGCCGCACCGCCGTCAAGCGTAGCCTACAAAAAGACCTACGACTTTAACACGTTATCTGCAACCAACACGTATGACTTAACGTGGGCGAGTATTAACTCAGGCATCACCTACGCAAAAATCGCTGGTGTTCGCCTCACAATGTACGAAATTGCCAGTAGCGGTGATACCTACATATATCTTTATGGGCTTAATTCCGGTGGGAGCGTTATAAGTTCAGGATACCTTGGATGTAGCTATTACTACAAAGAAAGCACCTCTGGCAGTCATGGCGAACAACACAACAGCAACCAAGGCTGGATGAGATTTCCGGCATACGGGAATGATATTAAGCAGACCGACTACACTTACGGTTCTGGGGTAACTGGGCAGATTAATTTTATACCGTGGCGCGAAGGGTCTGCAGGGAGCAACCAAAAGGACAAGGGTGGCGGCTGCTGGTATCAAATTATGTACCAGAACAGTTCAAACACTTGGCCCAGTCAAGAATATGGTGGTTGGAATAATTACTCAACTAACAATTCGACTACTGCGATGGAAGGTGGCTTTCGTTTTTACGCAACAAGTGGAAATTTTAATCACGGCAAGCTCGTAGTCGAAGTACAGATGGAAGAGGGTTAATAAGATGTCTAAGATTTATAAAGGCGGTGTGTACCGAGAAATGACACTCGCGGAAGAAGCGCAAGAAACTGAGGTCCAAAAGCAAATTTCCGATGGGAAGGCAGCCACCCAAGCCAAAACTTCTCGTTCAATGCGAGATGCGTTATTGGCCTCTTCTGATTGGACGCAAGCGGCTGACAGTCCTCTTACAAGCGTAACTAAAAAGGCTTGGGCTTCCTATAGATCGGATCTCCGCAACTTGCCTACAGCAGATGCGGAATGGCCTGATTACGAAAAAGTAACTTGGCCCACTGAGCCTGTCTAATGGCGAAGGCTAAGCCAAAAACAAAGAAGGCTTCTATGCCCTGCAACAAGCCGAAGCGTCAGGTTTCGGGCGGCAAGAAGTTTGTCGTCAAGGCATGCGCTAACGGCAAGGAAAAAATTATTCGCTTTGGCGATGCAAACATGACGATCAAGAAAGACCAGCCTGCCCGAAAGAAAAGCTACTGCGCTCGCAGTGGCGGCATCAAGGGAAAAGCTAATAAACTAAGTGCAAACTATTGGTCACGCAGAGCGTGGAATTGTTAGGAGAAAGATATGCCATCCGTAGGAAAAAAGAAATTTGCGTACACCCCAGCAGGCAAGAAAAAAGCTGCGGCTTATGCTAAGAAAACTGGCAAGACTATGAAGAAAAAAAAAGGTTATTAAATGAGCCTTTGGGAAAACATAAACAAGCGAAAAAAGGCAGGAACCTCACGTTCTAAGTCTAAGTCAACCATTACGAATAAAGCCTACGAGAATATGAAAGCAGGTTTTCCTAACAGTAAAAAGAACAAAGCTAAAAGAGCTAAGAAAAAAGGATAGCAAAGTGGCGCAAGTTTCTAAGAATGTAAAAGCTATCGGTAAGAAAACGAAAAGCGGGAACATGAAGCATGCGAACTGTCCATGCACTCAAAAGTAAGGAGGCCGACTATGGCTAAGAAAAAGGGATCTAAAAAATCCACCCCCGTATCTAACATGCAGAAGTTTGGTCCTGCCAACATTGGTACTGGCAAGAAAGGGACTGCAAAATTACTACATTAAGTCAACTCAAAGATTTAACCGCTCTTAGCAAAAGCAAGGGCTGGGCACAGTTACACAAGGTCATGGAGGAAGAGATAGTATCACTAGCTCTCACTATGGCCGACAGCCCTCAGATGAGCCAGCAACAGATGGATTATAATCGGGGCGCGATCTGGGCAGCTAGACAGTTGCTCGACTTACCTCAACGGCTCATGCTCCGAATGGAGAACGAGCTGCATCTTGAAAATGCAAATAGCCGCGAAAGCCGCTTACATGAAAATGGAGAATACGATGGCTGATCCTCTACAGCGAATTACAGAAAAGAAACTTGGCCCACAGCAAGGCCAAGCACCGCAACCACAGGCACCGCAAGCGAAAGCTCCTAAGCCTGAGGAGGCCCCAACGACGAACATGGAGAAAGCTCAAGAGGTTGCTTCACCGATTACCGAGGGTGATCGTGAGCGCGATCAATCCGTTGAGTTTTTTAAAGTAGGCGACCAGACTATGACTGCCGCCCAAATCAAGGGTACGCGAGATCGTTACGCGGCTTTAAACAACAAGCATTCCCAAAACGCAGAGGTGTACGGCTACGTCGATGAGATAATGGCGAAGGGCAATATGAACCCATCGCAAGCCAAAGCTCTTATTGACGGTTCGTTAAAGCGAGCGTTCACAAAGAACGCCCAATTCGGCAAGGGCGCACAACCTCCTGCTGGTCAGGGCCAAGCAAACCCTAACGCGCAACAGGGCGGAAACGTAGCTGCGGAGCTAGAAGAAGAGTTTCGTAAATACGAAGATTCAAACGCTATATCTCTTCCACCGAAACTTCGTGAGAGTTACGCGGAGATCGAGGGCCTAAAGAAGCAGATGGCTATGCAAACTAAGCTGATGAACAGAGTTATGCAGGCTGGAAAGCAGCAGGCGCAAGTTAGCCAGCAAGTCCAGAGACAAGCAAACGACCAGTCCAACCAGAGCTACAAAGAAAGAGTAGCTACGAACTTAGACAGAGTTCAGCAGGAGCTAAAGCTTCCTGACGAAATGGCGCCTGAGTTTTCAGACTACGCTATGCAGATGGGTTATACGGGCGAAGACTTTGCTAACCTTAACCTAACTCGTAAAGTTATGAAGGCGTTTCAGAACGAAAAGAACTCTGGTGAATTTGAACGGTTAAAATCTTTCTCAGAGAAACGTGCGGCGTTTACGGAGACAAATACGACGGCTCCGACATCATCTGGCGGGCAAGCTGGCGGTGACGATATGCTAAATCGTTTGACCCAACGCGCACAAGACCGTCGCGTCACCTAAAAAAATCGTCCCTTTTTTTTAAAAGAGGGACGACAGCCCTGACACTTATATTTCAGACTGCCAGTAAGACACAATTCCGCGCAAGCCGAATGACGTTTTGTTGGGACGAAAAGTTAATACGTGAATTCCGTTTAGACTTATTTGTGCCGCCTAGTTTTGTAATCTAATATAGGAGGCCATCATGGCTGCTATTCAAGGACTGCGCGGAACCGGTCAATTTGACAGTGACTTCCGCCCTAAAAACTACAGAGAATTATACACTCTTCTTGAGCCAAACGGCTCGGCACCCTTAAATGCTTTGTTATCAATGACATCATCTGAGGCGACAGACGATCCCGAATATCGCCTGTTCAAAGACGAACTCCCCGACCGTAAACTTACGGTCAATGGTGCGATTTCTTCTACATCAACAACAGCTATTACTGTTGATGCTGGAAACGACAACTTGTTTGCGGTCAAAGGCACTATGCTTGTGAACGCAGCAACGGGTGAAGTCATGCGGTGTACCGCAGACAGTACGGCTACTGGCCTTACAGTCGAGCGTAACATCGGTGGTACATCACACCAAATCGCAGATGACGCCAACTTGTTCATCTCTGGTTCGGCTTTTGAGGAAGGGGCAACTAGCCCCACAGCCATCTCGTTCGATGCAAGCGTTGACTACAACTACACGCAAATTTTTCGGACTTCCTATGGCCTCTCAAATACTTTGTCTGCAACAAACTTGCGTACTGGTGACAAGGAAGATGAACTAGCTACTAAAGCTCTTAAACTTCACATGCAGGATATCGAGAGGGCGATGTTTTTTGGCAAGCGTCACGAAGCAAACGGCTCGTCTTCGCAGCCAACTCGCTTCACAGGCGGTTTGGTAAACAACATCACCAACGTAATCGACCGTGCTTCTGCATCCTCAACGATGACAGAAGATCAGTTCGACCGTTTTCTGATTGAAAGCATCTTTGCGTTCGGTTCGAACCAGAAGATTGCGTTTGTGGGTGCAAAGACAGCAGGTCACTTACAGAAGATCGGTAAGAACCGGTGGCAACCAACAGTGATTGACAATACCTATGGTATTTCAATCTCTCAGTACCACACGTTCGCAGGTGATTTGATGGTGCATTTGCATCCTCAGTTCCGCCAAATTCCTGGCATGGACGATGCAATGATCATCATTGACTTCCCACACTTGAAGTATCGTTACCTTGATGGTCGAGACACCCAGCTCCTACGGGATCGTCAGGCGCCAGATGCCGACCAAATCAAACACGAATACTTGACTGAGTGCGGTTTGGAAATGACCCAGAGCAAAACACACACATACATCAAAAACTGGACTACACTCGGCTAACCCTCAGTTTCAAGATGTTGAGAGGGGCGCGTTCTATACTGCGCCCCTTTTTTTCATGTGTTTCGCCCTGACCCTCTTACCTTGGAAGCACAGGAGAAAAGGAGGCGACAATGATTGATCCCATCAGCGCATTTGCTGCCGCTCAGAGCGCCTTTACGCTTACAAAAAAATTGATCGGCGCTGGCCGCGAATTGCACGATGTCTCAAAGTCGTTGGGTTCATTCTACGAAGCATGCTCAGACGTAGCCAAAGCTGAGAGCCAAAGAAAGAAGCCCAAGCTGCACGAAAAGATGGGCAAAGGCTCAGAGAGTATTGAACAAGAAGCACTCCAAATTATTACACATCGCAAAGCCCTTTTGGAGCATGAAAAGGACTTAAAATTCATGCTTAACATGCGCTACGGCCCGAACACTTACAAGGAAATGACAGACCTCAGAAGGCAAATCAGAGAAGAGCGAGAGCGCACAGTCTACCGTGCAATGGAAGCTAAGCGGGACATGCAGCAGAACGCGCTTATTCTTGCGTTAGCCACAGGCATATGCGCGGTTTTAGGATGCGGTATGTATCTCATTGCGATGGTCGTATGATCCCCGTCCTCGTCGTTTCGATGACCCTAGCAGGCTTGCTAGACCCAGAAACAGTAACCTGTCACCTGTGGAAACGGCTTGACGTACACGGAACCAAACATTGCATTTATCGCGGCCCGAACAAAACATTCTATACGCACTTTCCGACCAACAGTTTCCGCGAGTGCGTCAAGACTTTTCAATGCCCGTACTCACGCAAGGCTAAGAAGCCAAGTATCCACGAGATATTACGTGGTATTCAGCAAGGCTTCTGAAACTAAGCTGCGGTAAGCAGGGACGACTAGGCCATCAAAAACATCCATAAATAATTATATTAAATCTCATGGAGCTAACATGGCACGTAAGCGCGCAAGAACAGAAGACGGTCACTTTGTAAAAGACGACCCAGCCACGCCCGAAAACGAAGCTTGGGTAGAAGATGAAAAGCCTAAAAAAGCAAAGGCAAAGGCCCCGCCTGCCCCTGCGTTCACTTGGTATATTTCGTCTGACAAAGAAACTTCAGTCTTTGATGTGCAGATCAACGACGACCGCTTTAGCGGTACTTGGGACGCTGCTCGTCAGTATGTGCGCTGGAAAATACCTACTGATATGAAAGATGCGATGGCCCTTCATCACTTCACTTGGACTGGTCGTATCGTAGAGGATAAAGACTAATGGCGGAGGTCAGTGTAGCTAAACCATTTGCGGCTGGGCAAGGTAGTCATACTCCCCTAGAGAACTTGGTTCGCAGCGCACTGGTTCGTTCAGGTAACTTTAGCCCTGCTCGCGTAGACGGCGAAGTGATGATGATGTTCATCGAACTCGCTAACCGTGTCATCGAAGACGTACGCCGCCATCCTTATTGGACGGGCGGCGACCTCGACTATTATAACGATGTTACGGAAAACCGCGCAGTTCCAGACCTTATTATGATCGACGGTTTGACTGCGCACTACTTGCTTCAACAGGGCAGTGAGAAAGCTATGGTTATGCTCAAGCTCTACCAAGCTGGCATCACAGACATTCTTCACGAACGGGCCAACGGTAACAAAGGCTACCAAATGATTATTACGGACGTAACGCCAGAGAGCGACATGTCACGTACAACAGTCAAGTCATCCACTGGCACAACAGTAACAACATCGTACACGTACAAGGACTGACATGGGCAGACTTTCTTACGCTCCCATTGCTATAAAATCTAACGCGAAATCTTACTACAGTTTTCGCGGCATGGATCGTTCGCGTGATATTACGTCTATGGAAGGCGAAGAAGAGCAACACTTCTGGCTAGTTGAAAACGGTCAGGTTGATTACAGAGGTCAATTATCTCGTGATCCATCGTTTTTTTTACACAATGGTTCTACCAGATCGACAATAAAAACAGCACGCTTTTACAACCGCAATGGTCTTGTCTGGGCGGAAGAAGATGCAAGCGCTACTCATTTAACATCTGACCGTGGACACAAGATCACTTCAGCATATGAGAAAAACGCTGTTGTCTCCATGACAAATTTTGAGGGTAAGGTGCAAATCTTCTCACAAGGAGCAAAAAGTTATAGGTACGATGGTTTTGAGTTTTCAACTTCCACGGCATCTGTGCAACCGGCGTTCGGTGTGGCTGTGCAACGGCGCTTGGTCGTAGCAGGTTTCAAAGACAGGCCGCGTGTGGTTGAACTCAGTAGGGTAGATAGTCCTGATATTTTTCTTAATGAAGAACCATCTTCAGACGAAGCATCGCAAGCTGGCTTCATTGACATATCTAATCTAATCGGAACGGCTGATGAAATTACGGGGCTTGGCACTTTTGAGGCTAACAGACTAGCTATATTTACGAACGATCAAACGCTTGTCTATATTCTTGACCCTGACTTCAAGCAGTGGTCGCTAGACAGTCGGGCTAACTTACGCATCGGCTGCATATCGCACAACACAATCGTAAACGCTGGTTCCGACCTTATCTTTTGCTCACGTCGCGGTATCCACTCTATCATGCGCAGCGAGCAAAACGGCATAACAATATCTGAGGCTTCCCTTAGTGACGACATGGAGCGTTATTACCAAGACCTCTTGAAGCAAGTTGAAAACTTCAATGATATCTCTGCCGTTTACGACAGCGATACTCAAACTTACCATGTCTTCTTCAAGCTACGCGGCGGCAAGTCCGAGCGTCTTTCTATGAACTTCCGAAACGGTTACGAAAAAGTAAACTTTCAGACTGGTAGTAGCTTGCTCCCTAGATGCGGTACGTTTTTAGGTGGTCGTTTAATGTTTGGAACGAGTGATGGCTTGTATGAGAGCCTTACCGCTACCTCTGATGTAGATACTGGCTTGTCCGAATTACGAAGGTCTAAGTTTGTAGCTGAAACGCCTGTTCTATGGTTGGGCGACTTTCTTTCGAGCAAACGATGTCACACTTTAATAGTACAAGCTTTCGGCAAGGGCCGGTTCTTTGTGGACGCGATTGATGAAGAAGACCGAGACATGGCGTCTATAGAGGTGAGCCTCGAAAGGCTTGAAGGTGATCCACGGTGGGGTGACATGCCGCTGTCCCACGACTTTAGCTTCCCTTTTAACCACGTATTCCGAGGCGTTCGACTACGCTTCCGAACGGAAGAAACCGACACAAAGAGCGAGATGACAATTATCTCTTTCGCCTTTCTAACGCACAAGGAAAAATAGATATGGCACGTTTGAAAATTCTTTACCCGAACAACCACACAAGCAGTGGTAACATCGGCGCTGACATTGAGAACATTGTTCGATACGTCAACTCTGCCGAGCTTGGTGACAATACGTTATCCGAGCTTATGAAAAAGCTGTTTAACACTGAGGGTACGGTGACAGGAGTTGTCGAGCTTCGGAACGATAATACGAACGGATTGCAGTATCGTGTGGGTACATATACTGACGCGAATTCTGGTTGGATAAACCTTGCTACAACTGCTGAATTACGTGGGGCAAGTGGCGTTGACGTAGGAACGATTGGTGCGCCAATATTCTCTGGTCGGCAAGACTTCACCGCTACGGCTGGGCAAACTGTATTTAGTTACTCTCACATCTCTACGGATGCTATTCTTGTTTACAAGAACGGGGCGCTTCAAGCTGCGGCGACTATTACTGCAAGCACAAGTGCTGACACAATAACGTTAGGGTCTGCTGCATCCGCAGGAGATGTTATTTCCATATTCAAGGTTCAGAGCGCGAACACTTCTGGCTTTAGCAGAACGGACATTACGTCCAATGCGAACCAAGCTGTTTTCCCTTATGTGCATACGGCAAGTCAGACCATTATGATTTACCGGAATGGTGTCATGCAGCGCGAAGGTTCTACAAACGACTACACAACAAATCCTGCCTCATCGACAGTTACGTTTACATCTGCGTTAAGCGCAGGAGATATAATTTCATTACTTCGCGTTGAAGACGTTAACTCTGTCAAAGTTTCGGGGTTGATGACCGAAGACGCGTTTACTGACGCTAACGGCTTCATACCATTCTCCAAACTAGCAATCGCGGACGCAGGAATACCACAAGCAAAGATTGCAGACTTGGCTACGACACTCGCCAACAGGGGCAGAGTTTATGTAAGCGCGTCAACGCCTGCAAGCGCAAATGCTGGTGACTTCTGGGTTGATACATCTGCGTCACCGAATGTACTTAAATTCTACAACGGGACAGGTTGGCTTCTGACAAGCCCAGACACAGGCATCCCAGCGTTTACTTCCGCTAACGCGTTACAACAACTGCGCGTAAACTCTACGGGTGGTGGGCTAGAGTTCGCAGCAGTGGACGTATCCGCACTTATTCCACAAACTTTTATTGGCGCGGCATCGGGTGTAGCTGCCCTAGATGCTCAAGGGTTACTTCCCGTTGCTCAGTTGCCTACAATATTTGCTACTCGCTCATTCTACTTTTCCAAGGATGGGTCGATTCCAGACGGTGATTACACTGTCACGCGAGCCTTCAAGCAGACCGTGCGCATTGACGCTATCGCTGTAAAAACAACAAGCGGTACATGCAACGTGCGCCTTAAGCTAGGTGGCATAGCAGCAGGAGACACGATAGCGGCAAGCTCAACTCTCACAGAACAAAACTTGTCATCGTCTATTACGGTAGACGCGACGACGCTCTCAAAGAAAATAGAGTTCACCGTGTCTTCCGCATCGAGCGTAACCGATATCGAAATAGCACTAGCGGCGGTAATTACGAATGTCTGATTTTAATAAATACTACAGAGGGCCAGTAGTGCCGAAAGGTCGAAAGGTGGTTAATCCAACCTTCGATCAAGCTGACTACACGGAAGAACAGTGGCAAGGTTTTTTAAGTATGCTCCGATGGAACGATGGCCCCAATAATCCAGAAGTGAAACAAGGTGGCTTTGCGAGGGAAATAAGTAGCAAATTACGCCCAAGGGCTAGGCCAATGTCACGCGAGCAAATCGAAATAGACCACATGTATCCTTTGCAATCTGCTGGTTCCATGACGAACATGATGAGGGATGGCGAGGGTAATTTCTACGATGCTGACGGAAACTTCCTACCACCTCCAAAACCAACCTACGACAACAGAGAGTTTATGAGTGCAAGATCAGATATTAAAGAAACCGCGCAAGACCTTTCTGAAATGGGAAGATACGGCGATACTGAAGTCGTTCACGTAAATCCTCAAGAAGTAGAAATGCTCAAGAAAATGGGCGGCTCTGGTACGATCAACCCACAGACAGGGCTGCGCGAATTCTTCTTTGGATTTGACAGCTTCACAGACGCGATTGACGGCGGGGGTAAGGGCGGCTCTGGGTCAGAATATTTCTCTGGTACGCACAAAGAATACAGGGAAACTGTAGGGAAAAATGACAGCAGGGCTTTAGACAGCGATAAGAAGGATGAAAAAGAAAAGCTTGATGCCTTGTCTACGTTTACCCGCATCACTGGCTACGACGACTTGACCGATACTTGGGATGGTGGCGGCATGGGGGCGAGTGGAGATTCTTGGGGGCAAGGAAATTTCCTACATTTAGATACGGGTGGTGATGACGGCAAAGGCGCTGGCGACAATCACATATCCCAAGAGGAAATAAGTAAAGCTGGCCTTAAAGGGCTTGAGGGCGGCATAGACGGTGACAATGATACGCTGATGACTACGATTATGAATGCCTCGTTGCTTCTAACCAACCCGTTAGCTTTCGGCGCACTTCAGGCGACCAATTACGCCAGAGGTATTAAACTCAGTAATGTGAAAAACGTCATAGCCAGTGCGGACACGGCCGACGTCAAAACCGCTGCGGAAAAGGTGAAAGCCGACCCAGAAAATTGGTCAACACCGGCGGAGATGGCGAAATATATCGCAAAGACTAATTCCTTTACATACAAAAATGCCAAAGGAGAAACAGTCACCTACGACATAAGTGAAATGCAGTCGAGAAATCTTGCGCTTGATACAAAGCTATCAGAGGATGCACATTACGCCTACAGAGAAGATGAAAACGGAAGTCGCATTGTAAAGCTTAGTAGCGCTTTGACCGAACCAGAACATATTAATTCGAAAACTTCAAATATGACGGAAGAGGAAAAGAAACAATATTATGATCTTTCAAATAAAGAGTTCGATGAAAAAACTGAGTCTGTTGTTTTAGAGTTAACTAATAATACTTCAGCCTCAAATAATAGCGACGAGGGATCTACTAACGGGGCCACCGGCATAGCGCAAGAAGACGCTAACGCTTTCTTAGACGGTACATACGGT